TCTGATAGATCGGCCAGCCCACGTCGACCCGGAACGTCCGCTCCTGATCGCCCCGCGCAAACCGGAACACCAGCGTCCGATCCCCCGAGAGGGCGACGTCAAGATCCTCGAACCCCAGCCCATCGGCGCCGTCCTGTCCCGGGGGGCCGGCCGCGCCTGGCGGGCCGGGCGCCGCGGCCTTCGTCTCGAGCACGGCGAGATCGCGCCGCACCTGGGCGAGGTGCTCCCGAATCACCGGCGCGATCCCGCGCACGAGGGCCTGCAGCGTCTTCGTCGTCACAGGGTCAACTCGGCGGTGAGCAAGTCGGCGACGGCCTTCTCGAGGTCGTCGTCAGTCAGGTCGTCGTCATCCGGGTCGGCCGGGGGGAGGGCGGCCGGCGGCGGTGGCGGCGGCGCGGTGGCCGCGTCAATCGTCGCCGCATCGATCGCGGCCAGGGCTTCCAGCGAATGGTTTTGCTCCTGCATATAGACGACGTTCCCCCCGGTGACGGGCTTGGCCCCGTGGTAGCGCTTGCGGACCTCATCCACCGACAGGCCGCTGCGGATGCCTTCCCCGGCCGCTTTCATCCGCGTCGCGGTATCCATCCAGATCAGATCGTCGATATCAAACTCGGTCCCGTACTGGGTGCCGTCGATCTTCACGTCGATGCCCAGGGCGTGATCCAGACACCCCTCCAGTTTGATGACGTGGCTCTGGATGCACTGCGACCAGTAGGCTTGCAGCAGCGGTTCGACGTTCGCATACGGCGGCGGCGGCCCGACGCCGACCATGTACGGCGGCGTGTGGTACGTGGAACAAATCTTTTCGTCGGCCCAGTTCATCTGCTTGATGAGTTCGGAATCAACCGCGGTGTTCATCCCGATCGGGTTGTAGGTCAGCTCGCCGCCGAGCACGGCGATCTTGCCGAAGTTGTCGCCGCTGAATTCGGTTTGCCATTGCGTCTTCAGCGCCGCGGCCTGGACGTCGGTGATCCCTTTCGGGGCGATCAAGACGCCGCCCGGCTGGGCGCCGTTGCTGAAGAACTTGCTCGAGCTCGCAGACATCGTGAGCCCCTGGAGCGCCGCCGCGCCGCACGCATAGATCGGCGTGACGCCGATGAGCGGGTGAAACAGGCACGGCATCCGGTCATGCGCGATCTCTGACGCGGGGACGGTCACCGTCTCCGCGGACTGGCCCGACAAGTCATCCCGGCGCAGCTGGTAATAGATATCGCCGCTCGGCGTCACGAGCGGGGTGACGCGGGACGGGTCGAGCACATACATCGCCCGCACCACGCGGCGCTGGTCGCGCTCGAGCAGCACGTAGGTATTCCCCTGCGTGAGCTTGGAGATCATCCATCCTTCGATGAACTCGGTGATGGTTTGGAAATGATTGGGCCGCCGCAAGACGGGCGAGAACGCGGGCGACTCCACCCGTGTCCAGATATCCGGCTCCTCCTCCTCGACGAGCCGCAGGCAGAGTTTGGCAATGTCGGCCGCGATCAAGGTGACCACGGCAAACAGCGTCGGGTTCATCAGCACCGGACTGGCGCGCAGCTCGACGTTGGATTGCCAGGCGCCGGTGAAACTCTCGCGCACCACGTGCCACGGCAACCAGCTCGAGCCGCGCGACGCCAGCGACATCAGCGACAACGCCTTCGTCCGCAGGATCGTGAACGGGCCGAGACGCATGGTCAGCGCCGGACCTTTGCCGGGATGCGGTCGGCGCCGCGCGTCGACCCAGACGCCGGCACGCGGATCGCCCACCCGACCGTGGTCAACCACAACGCGAACTGCTCGGCCGTCATGCCCTCACTGTCGTGGATCTCGTACTGCTCGCCGGGCTGGCGCCGGGTCCGCCCCTTCGCGTGCGGCTCGTAGTAGTCGTGCGTCGTCAACGCCCGCATCAAGATGCTGTGCTCCGACATGGTGCTGGCCCTCGTCACGAACCCCAGGCGGCCCCACGTCGCGCGGGGTCGATGGCGAAACCCGGCCTAGCGGCCGCGGGACCGCCCGTGGTCCGACTCACACGTACGCCGCGCCCGAGATGTGCGCGACGGACGCCAGCCGGGCGCGCGCCCAGGTGCATTGCCGTTCGACTCGCACGCCGGTCATGTTCTGCTGCCACAAGCTGACGAAGACCGTCGTCGCGTCCGTCGGCGACATCGGCGCACTGTCCATTTGGAGCGACGCCTCGCGGCTGACGTCCACCACGGTGCCGCCTTCGTCGGCGTACAGGATGCCCTGCTGATCGACGAGGATGATCATCGAGCCCGCCGTCTGGGAAGTCACCACCGGAATGCCCAGGAGGTTGCCCCCCTCCATGCCGAACCCGGGGAAGGCCGGCTGACCCAGCGGGTTGAGCGCGACCGAGAGCGCGAAGGCGTTGGCCTCGCTCATGATCAGCGCGGCGTTCGCGAGCGTGAGCTCGGCCGTCACGAACGTCTTGATGAGCGCCTTGATGTCGGTCTTCGCGTTGTCGGCCGACGTCCCGCTCGAGGCGATCGGCGCGATGCCGTTCGTGATCGACGCCGGGTTCACCGCGACGACCGCGGCGACCGCGGGATCAATGAACTGCCCATCCATGAATTTCGAGACGCCGGCGATGAGGTCATTGCGGACCAACTCCTCGGCGGACGGCGTCGAGAACCGGACGAGCTCGTCGGTGAGCACGACGATGCCGGCGATCTTCGCGAACCCCAGGGAGACCGTCGTGAAGGCCAGCGCAGACAGCGGCTTGGGTTTGCCTTCTCCGACCCAGTTGACCGTCGAGCTCCCGCTCTGTGCCGGGACCGCGATATTGAACGGCACCTTGCGGAGCTTCGGGAGTTTGCCGATGATGATGTTCGGGCGCAGGAGCTCAATGAATTCGCCGGTGATGTTCTGGGTGGTCGGCACGAGCGGGAGCGCCCAGTTGGTCGCCGTGGTGGTGCCGGCCGCGACCGCGGCCTTCATGTAGAGCTCGACCTCGGGTGTGGAATCGCGCCACTGCTTCGCGATCTCCAGGGCAAACATCTGATCGCCCTTCGCCCGGGCCATCGCCATCGCGAGCCGCGTGAAGGCGGTGCCTTTCGGCAGGTTCGATTTGACGGTGATGATGGGGACGGCGCCGCGCAGGCCGGACGCCTTCGCTGGATCGGTCGTCGCCGTGATCGCCGTCGCCGCCGCGGCCTCAAGCTTTTCACGGTCGCGGAGGCGCACGAGATGATCGTCGATGCTCTTCACCTGATCGCGCAGGGCATCGTGTTCGGTGGTCTGCTCGGCATTGAGCGTCGCGCCCTCGGCCGCGGCGTCGTCCATGATGGCGTCCATGCGCGCTTGCCGGGTAGCCTTCTGGTTTTCGTACTGCAGGATCTGTTCGGAGGTCTTCATAGGAAACGCGGCCTTTGACCGCGGGGACGGGGAACGCCCGGACGCGGGCGAGACAGGGCCTAACGCGGCCTGATCGAGCGACTTGATCTGCTGAATCGTGGCGCCGGCGTTGGCCGGAATCGCGACGAGCGACAGCTCGAGGACTTCCGTTTTCAGAAAGTGAAAGCTGCCCGTCTCCTTGATGAAGGACTCCTCGAGCGACCGGAAACCGATCGAGACGCCGGCGAGGAGCCCGGTCTTGATGCTGGTCCAGGCCTCTTCAATGCGGTCGCGCACCGTGCCCGGCTCCTCGACGATCGGGAGCTCGGCCTCGAACGCGAGGCCGTCTTTCGTCGGCGGAGAGAAGCGCACCTGGCCGACCGGCTTCTGGCTGTTGTGGTAGAGCAACAGCGGCGCCGGGTTCGTGAAGGTGATCCCGAGTGGCTCGATGATGTCGCCCATGCGGTCGGGCTCGGGCGTCGAGGCGGTGCCACGGATGATGCGCTGGTCCGCGTCGACGGACTTCACGCGCAGAACGGCATAGGCGCGCTGCATGGGCGCCTAGAGTGTCGGGCTGGCCGACGGTTGTGTAGTACGAAAGGCGGCCGGGTGTGTTACCGCTTCGGCCGCCGGAACGGGCGACGGCCCTCGCGATAGTCCGACACGTACTCGTTGATGGCCTCGCGCATGACGCCCGACACGTCAGTCTGGTTATCCGTGGCTACGCGGCTCATTTCCAGTCGCTGGGCCGGCGTGACGCGGACCTGAATTCGCTTCGTCGAGGCTTCTGACTCGAGCGGGGGCCGGCCCGGTGGACGCTTCACCGCCCCCCCAGCACCAGCATGGTGTACTCGGGCGGCTTGCTAGTGTTCCGCTCCATCTGGTCAACCGCCATGACGAGCGCCGCGACGCCGTCGATGCGTTCGGTGCTGACCTTCTTCGAGAGCTTCAGGTTCCCGGTCGCATCCTGCTCGACCGCGACATTCGCGATGTTCCAGCGCAACACCGGGTGTCCGTCGTGGCGCAGCGTCTTTGAGAGGATCGCCTTCTCGAGTGACTTCGTGGGCGCCGACAACGACGCAAAGCCCTGGCGCATCGGGACGCAGACGAAGCCGTCATGCTCCTGTAACCGCGTGACTAAGTCGGTGGCATTCCACGGGTCGAAGGCGATCGTCCGAATCGAGAACTCGGCCGCCCAGTCCCGAAGCGTGACCCGGATGTACTCGTAATCGACCACGTTGCCGGGCGTGGCGACCAGGAAGCCGTCGCGCGCCCACTGATCGTAGGGCACGCGATCGCGGTCGGCGCGTTGCTTGATGCTCTCCTGCGGGACGAAGAACTGGGCCAGCACGTCGAAGCCGGCGTCGTCAGGGAACACCGCCGCGAGCGCGGTCAGATCCTTCGTGCTGGACAAGTCCATCCCAACGAAGCAGGCGCGGCCCTTCAGCGCGGCGCGATACTCCGCGCGGGTCATGCGGCCACCACGTTGCAGGCATCCCAGGCCGGCAACTGAATCCACCGCGACGCTTGCTCCGTCCACTGATTGAGGTACAACCGGCGGAAACTATTTTCCTGCGCGGGGATTTCCTGGGCGCGCGCGCACGCCACCCGCAGCTCCTCGAGCGAGCGAAAATCACCCAGGGCGGGATTGGCGTGGCGCCAGGTCGCTTCGGCGCGCCAGTCGGCGGCGGCCGGCGCTTCCCAGATCACCGGCAGGAACGTCGGATCGATCGACGGGTCGGCCAGGACGTTCTTCGCGTGTGCGTAGAGCTCCCAGAGAATCGAATGCCGATCGTAGCCGGCGGTCGAGATCGCAATCACCAGCGGTTGCGCGCGCGCGCCGGTCGATGAGGCGAGCACGTCCCAGAGGTCGCGATTCGGCGCCGCGTGCAGCTCGTCATAGATCACGCGTGAGGCATTCAGCCCGTGCTTACTGTAGGCCTCGGCGCTGATCGCGCGGTAGACGCTGCCCGTCTTGCGATGGACGATGCGCTTTTGCGAGTCGATGATTTCACACGCCGCGGCGAGCTCGGGGTCGTTGCGGATCATCTGCGCGGCGACGTTGAAGCAGAGCGCGGCCTGGTCTTTATCGTTCGCGGCCGAGTAGACCTCGGCGCCGATCTCGTTGTCGAATAGGAGGCCGTCAATCGCCAGCGCCGCGCAGAGTTCCGTCTTGCCGTTCTTGCGGGGCATCATCAGCAAGCACGTCCGGTGCTGCCGGAGCCCGGTCGCCGGGTTGATCGCGAACAGCGGCCGGATGATTCGCTTTTCTTGCCACGGCCGCAACATGAACGGTTGCCCGGCGAAGGGGCCTTTGGTGTGCGTGAGCTGATTGATCAGGCGCACCTTCTGCGACGGGATGGATGCCCGGTTCATAGGTGCCCGCCCCATTTACTGACCGGGGTCTCGGCCGGCGACGCGGTGTGAATGCGCGCGCGCGAGCTTGGGGTCATCCCAAATTCGACGAGGAACGCGCGCATCTGGGCCATCGCGTGATGCGCGATTTTCACATACGGCGAGATTACCGGGAGCTCGCCCTCGGCCTTACTGCGTTTCACGACCATCCCGAATTGTCGGAGGCGCTGGGTCGCCTGCTTCCAGGTCGTGAACGCTTCGCAGTACGCGGCGAGCGCGTCAGCGTCGGTTTCCGTCAGGACGCCCAACCGGCCCAGCATCGGCGCGACGCGCTGCCATTCCGCGGCCGCGGCCGGGTCGAGCCACGCCGGCGCCGCCAGGCCGGCCGCGAGCGGGGCGGGCTTGGGTTCGTCCGGGTTCACGGGACGTTTCCGTGGGTTGCCGCGCAGCAAGCGGAGCGCCGTCGGGGTGGGTTTACGTCCGCGCATACAGCTCACCAATCTTCTCGGCGGTCTGCCCGGCAAACGATTCCCAGCGATCGATCGCGACCTGGACGTAGGACGGATTGATTTCGATCGCGTAGCAGGCGCGCGCGGTCTGTTCGGCCGCGATGATCGTCGTCCCACTCCCAGAGAAGGGGTCATACACGGCCTGGCCCGGTGAGGAACTGTTCTCGATCGGTCGGCGCACCC